TATTAAAGGAAACGAAGACCAAGTTGTTTTAGATACCTTATGGAAAAGTCAAAAAATAGTTACCCCTCCTATTGGCACGACTCCGAAAGAAAAATTACATGATAATTTACATCAAAAAATTACAGGACCCGAAGCTAAGAATGATGCGTCCTTTAAATCAGGAACTACTCTTATTCAAGATGGATATGCTTATTTTAAGTTTGATACTTTTTATAAAAAATTAAAGAATAGAGGATGGCGTTATCCAGAAGATAAGACAGGTTCCATGATGCTAAAGACATACAAAGATTGTGAAATAGATTTTTTAGATCAAAAAAGATTTCCGACTAAAGAAAAAGGTAATCATAATAGTCCTACTAAAAATGTGGTGATGATAGCCATTAAGCAATTCGATAAGGTTCAAATCTTTCATAAACTAACTGAACATAAAAAGGATATTCTGTGATAAGAAAAATATTAGGTCCACCTGGAACAGGTAAAACAACAAAATTAATAGGTAATAAAGAATTAAAAGTACCGGGTTATGTAAGTACTTTTTTAAAACTAGGAACCCCATTAAATAGAATAGGATACTTTGCTTTTACTAAGAGAGCAGCTAACGAAGCAAAAGAAAGAATGTTAAAATTATATCCTCAGTATGGGTACCGAGATTTAAAATATTTTCAAACCCTACATTCATTAGCTTTTACAACTCTCGGAATGAAAAAAGAGAATGTCATGCAACCCGAAGACTACGAAAAAATAGGTGAAGAAGTAGGTATAGAGGTTACAGTATACAACTCAGGGAAAGAGGAAACAGGATACATTGATTCAGACAGTGAATACTTTAATCTTATTAATATAGCTAGAATCAAAAACCATACGCTTAAGGAAGAATATGATACCGACTTATATTCTGACGATTTAGATTATAATTTTTTAGAAATTATAGAGAAACAATTAAACAGCTATAAAAACTTTCATCAACTCAAAGACTATACAGACATGGTTGAGAAATTTATTTCATCAATTGATAAGGGAGAAATTGAATGTCCAACTTTTGATGTAGTCTTTATTGATGAAGCCCAGGATCTTTCACCCATTCAATGGAAAATGTACGATTTATTAAAGAAAAATTCTAAACATATTATTCTAGCAGGAGACGACGATCAGGCCATCTATGGATGGGCAGGTGCCGATGTTAAAAGATTTCAGAATGAACCTGCAAAAGAAAAAGTATTACCTAAATCTTATCGGGTTCCACTCAAGGTTCAACAGGTAGCATCCACAATTATATCACAAATTGAAACTAGGATTCCAAAGGAATGGAAATCAAGAGACAACGAGGGACATTGCGAAGAAGTTTACAGTATAGATGAAGTTGATTTAACACAAGGGGATTGGTTAATATTAGCAAGGACTAATTATAGATTAATAAAATTAAAACCACACCTAATGGAAAGAGGAATTTATTTTGAATATAAAAATAGAAAAAGTTTTACTGCAAGACTTTATAAAGCCATTAAAAATTTTACAAGATGGACTGAGGGCAATCCATTAACACCTGCTGAAATAAAAGATATTTTTGATTATACAGGACACGACTTTACTCTCGATGAAGACAAGACTTATGACTGTATAGATTTTGGAATTGACTACACGGATACTTGGTACGAAACTTTTAATGCTGACCCCGAACAGACTTTGTACATTCGGCAAATGTTAAGCAATAAAGAAAAACTTTCTCAGGACGCCCGCATAAAACTTTCGACCATCCACTCAGCTAAAGGAGGTGAAGCAGATAATGTATTATTGATATTAGATAATACGGATAAAATAAGAGAAGGAATTGAAAAGAGTCCTGAGAAAGCTGATGAAGAACATCGGGTTTGGTATGTCGGTGTCACGAGAACTAAACAAAATTTATACATTATGGCAGCAAAGGAGGACCGACTCGGATATGAAATCCAAAGTATACACTAAATTAAAAAAACAAGGGATTATTAATTCCAAAGTCAAGTTAGGAGATTTAAAGAATCTCTTATCGGGAGTATATGGAAAACAACATGGAGGAAATCATTATTCCAATTTTAAGATCCAACCTTCACAGTTTATCAACGCCAACAATTTGCCTTTTGCCGAAGGGAATGCTATTAAATATATTTGTCGCCATAAATACAAAGGAAAGAAGGAAGATTTGAAAAAAGCAATACACTATATAGAAATGATAATGGAGAGGGACTATGAAGATACCGAAGTTTGAAGCCCAAACCGAATGGGTTAAGCCTACTGAATTTCCAGACCTAAGACAAGTAGATGAAATTGCAATTGATTTAGAAACAAGAGATCCAGGTCTCAAAGACCGGGGATCAGGTTCTATTATTGGCGATGGAGAGGTTGTAGGAATTTCCGTAGCCACACCTCATTACAAAGGCTATTTCCCAATTGCCCACGAAGGGGGTGGAAACATGGACAGGCAAAAAGTATTAGAATGGTTAAAAGATATTCTAAACTCCACATCTACCAAGATTTTTCACAATGCAATCTACGATGTATGCTGGTTGAGAAGATTAGGATTTAAAATCAACGGAGATATAGTGTGCACAATGATAGCTGCAGCCGTTACCGATGAGAACAGATTTCGCTATGATCTCAATAGTTTAGCGTGGAAATACCTTGGCTATGGTAAAAATGAAAGAGCATTAAATGAAGCCGCCGAAGACTGGGGCATCGATCCTAAATCTGAAATGTATAAACTTCCGGCTATGCATGTAGGGGCTTATGCTGAAAGAGATGCTGAAGTCACCCTAGGTTTATGGCAAGAAATGAAAAAAGAAATTATCAATCAGGACCTGGAGGACATCTTTGATTTAGAGACTGAACTCTTTCCTTGTCTTGTTGATATGAGATTTAAAGGTGTGCGAGTTGATATTGAAAAGGCTCACGCAATGAAAACAGAATTTAAAAAATCAGAACAAGAATTATTAACTAAGATAGAATTGGAAACAAATATAAGACCTCAAATTTGGGCAGCTAGAAGTGTAGCAAATGTTTTTGACATGCTCAAGATCCCTTATGATAGAACTGAAAAAACTTCTGCTCCTAGTTTTACTAAAAATTTTCTACAGGAACATGAACACCCTGTTGTCAATATGATTGCCAAGGCTAGAGAAATCAATAAAGCCCATACAACATTTATAGATTCAATTATTAAATACGAACATAAGGGTAGAATTCATGCAGAGATTAATCAACTTAGAAATGCAGGGGGTGGAACAGTAACAGGAAGGTTCTCGTACCAGAACCCAAACCTCCAGCAGATTCCTGCAAGAAACAAAGACCTAGGACCCAAGATCAGAAGTTTATTTATACCGGAAGAAGGATGTAAATGGGGTTGCTTTGATTATAATCAGCAGGAACCAAGACTCGTTGTACATTATGCATCTCTTTATAAACTTCCATCTGTTTATGAAGTCGTAGATTCTTACAAAAATGATATTAAATCAGACTTCCATCAAACCGTAGCCGATATGGCAGAAATTCCAAGAACGCAGGCTAAAACTATTAACTTAGGATTGTTCTATGGAATGGGAAAAGGAAAACTTCAAGCTGAGCTCGGTGTATCAAAAGAAAAAGCAGAGGAATTATTTTCTCAGTATCATAATAAAGTCCCCTTCGTTAAACAGTTAATGAGTAAAGCTTCTAACAGAGCGCAGGAAAGAGGACAGATAAGAACATTGCTTGGTCGACTTTGCAGGTTCCATTTATGGGAACCCAATCAGTTCGGGATGCATAAGGCATTGCCACATGAAGATGCACTCGCTGAACATGGACCAGGGATCAGAAGAGCATACACTTACAAATCTTTAAATAAATTAATTCAAGGATCAGCTGCCGATATGACCAAAAAATCTATGGTAGAACTATATAAAGAAGGCATAGTGGCACACATACAAATACACGATGAACTAGATTTATCCATTGAGAACGAAAAACAGGCTCAAAAAATCGTTGAGATTATGGAGAATGCTGTTACACTTGAAGTTCCCAACAAAGTAGACTATGAGTTCGGATCTAATTGGGGGGATATTTACGATTAACCAGGAGGAAACTATGGAAAAAGTAAAACAAGTATGGACATTAGCGAAAGCTAATCCAAAGATATCTGCCGCTGTGGTGGTAGTAATCATTGCCATATATTTTCTAGTAAACTAGGAATTATATGACCGATGGCCTATTTGAATGCGAACATTCCTGTGCTTTATTCACAGATCAGGAGAGAATATCTCTATGATCTTAAAGA